CGACGAACTCTTCGACGTCGTGGCCCTGCAGCTTGATCTTCGGTGCACCGTCTTGGGTGAATGCTGGTTGACCGTACTTGTCGGTCGCGTGAGCCAGGTGATACAGCTCGTGTTCGATCAGGGCGCAAAACTCAAGGTCACTGCACTGGGAGCAGTAGTCGGCTGCTAGGGTGATGATGAAGGCCGGAACGTCGCCGAACCAATCACGCATCTGTTGCTCCATCCTGGCCTTCTGCCAACCACCGGCGCGGAACGCTACCTGTTCGGCCTGGCCCAGGACTGTGCGGCCCTGCTTGGCGAAGCTCGACGATGCCCACATGATCCGGATGTCTGCATCCAGTAGGTGGGCATGGTCTTCGTTGTGAATGCTGCCGGTGTCAGCGAGAATCTCTGCTTGGAGCCATTCCCACACCTCGGGAGCAGGAGTAATGCGAACGCCAAAGTCGGACAATTCAAGCAACGATAGTGGCGGCATTGGTCGACTCATATCGTGCCCTTCTCTTGCCGTCTTGCAAGCTTGCGGGTATTCATGAACGGTTTTCTTATTTAACAAAGAGAGATCATGAATACGTTTTTTACGGTCTTCGCGGCCGGGGTAATGCCAATAATGGCAATCGTTCTTGTAGTCCTAGCATATCGACACAACATGAAGAAATGGCGAGCAAGGATTGACGCAGAGCTGCAAACAGCTTTGGACGAGCTGGGAGTTAGCGCTTACACATTGATCGTGGACAAGCTGACTTCGCCTAGCACTGACAGAACAGCTGACGTCTACCGTATCCTGCACGACGATCACGACCATTATTTCCTGTTCATGAAAATCGGAGAGCAACCCGCGGTGCTCAAACCTCTAAGCAAGGAGCGAGCCTTAATGGCGGCAAGGATGAATGGATAAGCTGGTTGACTGAGCAGTAACCCTAGTCTGCGCCACGTTCTAGCGCATTCGAAAACGTGGCGCGGATTATTGCTTCCTGCGGTCGATGCCACCCGGCGCCTTGTCGCAGCCCAAGCAATGTTCACAGCTCAGGTTCCGGCAGAGCCAGGATTTAACAGGCTGCCAGTATGTGACCATAAAGATGTGGCGGGCACCGGCGAGGGCCAGGGAGACGTGCAATGTCAGGCCAGCGGTGCTCGGGCCGAAGAAGACATTCTGGCTGCGCACCGACACAACGAAACCGGTGATGGCGATCGTGGTGTAGATCAGCTTCCCAAGAATGCCGTCCCTCACCTTGCCGCTCAGTACGCACCAGGTGGCCCACAGCGCGATAAGGCCGCAGGCGATGGAGTTGATCAGTTCAAGATTCATGGTGGATTGCCTCCCCCGAACCGCTGGCGGATAAGCGCCCAGAGGTCAGCGGCTTTGATGGCTCGGTTGATTGCTGCCAGGAGCGAGCCGCCGAACGTGCCCAGCAAGAAACCGATGCCGGCGACGATCTTGGGCTCGGTGACATTCAGGTAGGCGCTGACCATGCTCGTCAGGTACAGAGAGCAGGCCACCCCAGTGACCAAGAACACCATCCAAGCGCGCCAGTCGGACAAGTCGTCCTTATGCCACCAGCTCGCAACGACAGCCCCAATGAGACCCGCAATCAACAATTCGAACCTGTCGATCTTGTCGAGCAGGCGCTGTAGATACTCCATGCGCTCGACTCCGTGGGGCATGTTTGGGAATTGAATCGGCTCACACAGCACTCCCAGCTCGGAGCAATGGGTGTGGTGGAGCCGAAAACGAAAAGGCCCCGATCATGTCGAGGCCCTGAATAGGTGCGCGGTCTTTCCCGCAGTCATCCAAAGACCATTCCAGCGTCCACGCCCAAATGCATCGATCTCGCTAATCTGGTTTCGCGCCACCTTGGAAGCACAGTGAGATCAGGATGCACGGGCTGCCGGTTTTTCCCCCAGCGCCGCACTACTGGCTCATCAGCGTCCAGGCCTAACAGAAGGAAGCCTCGGGAACGACGGAGCTTGATCCTTCCCCCACAAAAAAACCCGACATGATAGTCGGGCTTCAAAGGACTCGTTTCATTCAGCAGCTAAAAAGCCGCATGGTTATTGATGCATAGATAACAAGAATTAAATGCCACCTGGAGAATCCAGGATCTGCCTGACTTTACGAGCGAGGTCGTGAGGCAGATACGGCTTCGATATCACTTCAAATTCCGATCCACCTGCATCCGTGCGCTCGATGGAGTTTTCTGCATAACCGGTAGTAAGCAATACCTTGGTCTTCGGCATGCGTCTCCTGACCTCTCTCGCCAGCATTACCCCATTCATACCACCAGGCATGATTAAATCTGTGAAAAGAAGATCGTACTTTTCGCCGGCTTCGTATCGCTTTAACGCCTCACGCGCATTCAGCGATATTTCAGTAGTGTACCCGTAATCCTCAAGCACCATCTTAACTAGCTCAGCAACGTCTGGACGATCTTCTACGATCAGGACCTTTTCAGTACCATCCTCATAGTCAGACTTCTGCCTATTCTCCTCGGGCGTAACGGAAGCCGTATCAACAGGGAAGTACAAGCGAAGGGTTGTGCCAATACCTTCTTCTGAATAGATCCGAGCTACCCCACCGGACTGCTTGGCAAAACCATAAACCATAGACAATCCCAATCCAGATCCTTTGCCCTCATCTTTGGTGGTAAAAAATGGATCCATCACCCTATCGCGAATCGTTGAAGGCATACCAATGCCGTTGTCCGTTACCGATATGCTTACATAAGAGCCTGGGAAAAGTCCTTCGTAAGATGTGGCCAAGTCTCGAATACTGACGTTTCTTGTTTCAACGAATACTTTCGGATTATTACGACCTATCAATGCATCGCGCGCATTGATGAAGATATTCAGGAGCGCCATTTCCGCTTGAGTAGGATCGATTCGGCAATTTTGTAACGAATCGTCTAGATCAAGTTCAATCCTGACGCCACTACCAAATGTCCGCTCAATCAGCGGCTCGACGAGTCCAACCAGGGTGTTTAAATTCAAAACCCGACCTTGCAGCTTTTGCTTTCGCGAAAAAGCCAATAGCTGCTTCGTCAGTGTACTGGCCTTCTCGACTGCAGATTTTGCGTGGAAAGCGCTCTTTTTGATCCGCTCTAGGTTTGCTTCAGGCTTTTCGACAGCACTACCAATTAGATCGACATAGCCGCCTATGACCTGGAGGAGATTGTTGAAGTCATGCGCGATCCCGCCGGTGAGCTGGCCAAGCGCTTCCATTTTCTGAGCTTGTCTCAGCCCTTCCTCTGCATCGCGTCGTCGGCTCACGTCCAACTGCGAGGCAAAGAAATAAATCAAATCGCCCTTTTCGTTATAAATAGGAGATATGAACAACGCGTTCCAAAAGCTGCTGCCATCTTTTCTGTAATTCAGAATCTCAGTGGAGAACTCTTGCTTCGCTTTTATGGCGTTCCTGATCGAGGTTACGACGTCCCTATCGGTATCCACCCCTTGGAGAAAACGACAATTTTTGCCAAAAATCTCGTCGTGCTCGTAACCCGTCATCTCCAAAAAAGCTTGATTGGCGAAAATTATCGGGTTGTTTGGCGAATTGGGGTCCGTGACGATCATCGGCATGCGAGTCGTTTCAACAGCAGCGAAAAAAATATCTTTAGGGTGGTCAGATATATCGGCAGAGACATTATCGTCTACCCGAAGGTCTTTATGCGGCACACATGCCTCCAGCCAAAATAGAAGTCGTATGAGTTACTGATTCTACTCAAATTTCTTTCGGCTGGAAAAAAACCCGGCGAGTGGCCGGGTTCAGAGTTTCGTGTGCGTTTCGCGTTACTTGTGCACTATGGGAAAAGTACGCTCAAAACCCCGTCATGTCAACATCATTATGCCGCCTCTTGATCTTTTTCCGCATGAATCACCTGCCACACTGGCTGTTGTGCCTGAATATCCACTTCCTTGATCACTTCTTTCAGGGATTCCCACAGGTCAAGCCAGTCGCGCGTCCAGTTCTTTGGGTCAATGGTAACGCCGAAGAAGGTGTTCATCTCGGCAGCGACCCGCGCCGGCCCCCACTCGGCAGATCCGGCCACCTCCCCCTTGTACGATTGCAGGGCCAGGGTAACCAGGTACTGCGCCTTCACGCGCTTGGCGGATGTCAGGTCTGGCAGCGCAGCCTTTGCGGTGATCAGCAGCACCGCATTCAGCAGGTGCCGCATGTTCATCGCTGGGTGATAGAGATAGTGCCCGAACTGCTGCACCTGGAACGGCAGAGTGTCTATGGCGCGCAAAACCTTACCTATGGTCGCCAGGTGAGCGGCGCGGGCGGTGGAGCGACCAACCGGTGTCCCGCGCGTCTCGCTGATGCTGATCTTCTGCCGCACAACCTGGATGCGCTCTTCCTTGTCATCTCCAAGCGCAGCAAAGACTGCCTCGGCGCGGCGCATGCGCTGGCCTTTCTTGATCGGTGCGGATTGCGCTTTGTCGATTGCCACAGCGCTGATCGACGCGTTCGATTCATGTTGTGCTTCGGTCCACACCTGTCTTGCATTGATCAGCTTCATGCGGCTTCCCCTTTTTTCAGTTCTCTGGTCATTGCTCGATACTTGGCCTTGATGGCCTTGATCTCTTCCACGGTGTACTTGCATGGCGGGTGTAGACCTTCCAGCCAGGCCACCTTCTCGGCGCCGATGCGCAGCACCAGGCGGATGCGGTACTCCACGGCGTTGCCGGAAAGGTTGCGGTTGCACTTCACACACTGCCGGTGGATGTTCAGCGGCTCGAAGCGCAGCTCCGGGCAGGCGCCGACGGAACGGTAATGTCCGGCGTCCCAGCGGCTGCCGGTCATGAGGTCGTTGTCGTTGGGCGCCGAGTCGCAACTGATGCACGGCAAGTACGCGTCGCGAAGGCGCACGTACGCATTCACTGCGGCCTGGGCCTCACGCAGGTGATCCGCCCTACTCTTCAGCTTCTCCTTACGGACTTTGATCTCGCGGCGGTTAACCTGGGCCAGCGACTTGCGCGCCTTCGCCTGATTCACGTCCTTGATGGCCAAGCCGCATTTCGGGCTGCATACGGCTTGGCCCAGGCGCTGCGGCGGGAAGCTGATGCCGCATGCGGGGTTCTTGCACTTCTTCGTTTTGGGTTGCTTGGCGATCATGCAGCCTCCTTGCTGAGCAGATCATTGAAAACCACACCCTGGCCTGTGAAATAGGCGGCGATGCGGTCGGTGTAAGCGACGCCCTGGGCGCGGTTGAACAGGCTAGTCACCGGGAAGCCGTCAGGGCCGAACAAATGGCATTCGCCCATCATTGCCAGCTTCGTCTCGTATGGCAGATGACGCATGACCCGGTACCACTCGGCCTGGAACCCAGCGTCCTCGTTCAGCAGGATCTGCACGCCGAAGTGCAGCTTGCAGTAACGGCGGGCGTCGGCCGCATCGCCGATCTGGGTCATCTCGGCGATGCGCTTGTACATCCCGAACCACAGCCGGTTCTGGTCGAGCGTACGGTCCTTGCCAGCGCGCAGGGAGACCACCACAAACTTCTTGTCCCGGTACATGGTGGTCAGGCATGTGATGGCCTCAGTGAGCTTGGCCTGGCAGTTGACGCTGATCTTGTCGGTCATTGCACCGCCCTCTTCTCTTCCAGCTCTCGGGCCTGCTTGATAAGGAACGCCCGGCGATCTGCCAACTCATTGGCTGCTTCAATGCGCATCTCGTCTTTTTTCTCAGCGCTGGCGGTGCGCATCTCCAGCATTGAGTTCTTCACCAGTTCGAGCTTCTGGCGAAGCGCTGGCGCCGGCCGCGTAACGGTGCCGGTGAGCAAGCCGGCGATGGCACGACCGTCCTCTGTGATCGGCTCGACACTCAGGTCTGCCAGGTACTTCTGGGCGTGCTCACGAGGAATGCGCTTCAGCTCCATCGCCTTGGTCACAGCTTGGATACGGCGGTTGGCGTCGAAGCCTACGGATACGTGCCAATTGACGGACTTCGCATCCTCGCGGGCCCGGCTCACGAACCGCTGATAGGCGTCGATGAACGCCATACGCGCACCGATTTTGTCACCGCCATCCAGGATGGGTTTCGCGGCAGCCAGTGCCAGTTGGATCTCGTCGGTCAGCACCACGGTTTCATATTCGTCGTTGGTGGTCATTGCTATGGCCCAGGCCTCGTCCTTCCCAGGGCGGCCGTCGGAGGTTTGAACGCGCTGCAGGATGTCGGCCATAGCCAGCTTGCCCTTCACTTCGAAGCGGCAGGACTTCAACGCGGCTTTGACGACGGGTACCTGATAGGCGCAGAGGTCTTCGGCCATCATCGCGGCAGTGCCTGGGTTCATTTCCTGACCCATGGCCTCGGCGGTTGCGCAGATGGCGGCGGCCAGCCCTGCAACCTGCTGGTCGTTCATTTCAGAGGTATTCACTGCGGTCACCTGATTGGCGTTTGGCCAGGACCATCTGGGCGGCCTGCTCGGCTGCGGAGTGGTTCGCCTCGGTCCGTTCCATCTGGCGTGCGGTCGTCCCGTTGATGCGCTGCCCGGTCACCCACTGGGTGTGGTAGCTCTCGGCGTTGGCCAGCAGTTCGTTGAGGCTGTGGCACTTGCGCAAGACGGCGGCATCGCTGGTTTTCAGGAAGTGCGCCGCGACGTGGTGGGCAACATCGGCGCCGAGGCGGTCGACCAGTTGGCCGAGCTGGCCGCCAACCTTGGCATTCCACACCGGCCACGCGCCGTAGCGTTTGCGGTAAGCCATTGCGTAGTTCGCCCAAACCTTGAAGGTTTTGCAGGTCTGGTCCTTGGGGCCTGGCATGTCGGCGGGGATCTCAACCCGAGGAGTGTCGGTGCGATCCACCACCAGCACCAAGCCGCGCGACTGAGCCGGCTTGCCGGTGGCGTCCTGCAAGTCCTGACTGGTGCCCTGATTGGTACCCTGATGATTGGTATCCTGATTTGTCGGAGATTTTTCCGACCCTTGCCCGGATTTTTTTCCGACCTTGCTCGGAGATTTATCCGAGGTAGATCGGATTTTTTTCCGACCCTTATTGTTTGGCGGGGTCGGATATTTTTCCGACCCGTCGAGTTTCTGGTTCCACTCGACAGCCTTCTCTGTGAGGCGGAATAGTGTGATGTTCGAAGTGCTGGAAAGCTCAATCAAACCCGCCTCTTCCAGGGCCTTCAGCATGCGATAAGCAGTGTCCGGCTTGTCAGTGAGCAGCGGCAGCTCCTCGATGATCTTGGCCTTGCTCAGCGCGAAGAAGATCCCGTCATCGGTCTTGATTGGCTTGGTCCAGCTCGGGCAGCCGTAGACGAAGGCGAACAGCAGGGCCTGCTGAGAATTCAGTCCCCACTCCAGCGCCTTCACCTGGTTAATCGTGACGGTGTATTGCATGTCAGGCCGCCAGGTAAACTGTATGCGAGCTATTGCGCGCCACGTTTTCAGATTGCGAAAAACGTGGCGCAAGAATGGTTGGGCTATTGATCGTTTGATTGGCTTGGTGCATGATTCGCTCCACAAGTTTGTTGCTGTTGAAAGAGCCGGGATTGCGCCCCGGCTTTTTTGTGTCTGAAATTCAGGCTGCTTTCACCGACTGCTTGAACACTTCCAGGCTGACGATCACTTCCTCGGCCTCCTTGAGCAGTTCGGACTTCTCGCGAGTGCAAACGCGGCCATCGGCCTGGGCGTCGAACGCAAGGCGGGTCACATCGGCCAGGTCAGCGTGCAGGCGCAGCAGCGCAGAGTTGAGGTTGATGCCTTCGGGCTTTTCCTTTGGCACCAAGTCGAAACCGAAAGCCTCGGCCCAAGCCTTCAGCGGGCGGAAGTCCTGGGTGAACTTCATAATCCGGTGCAACTCTTGGACGTTCAGTTTGTGGCTGTCGTAGTCCGGGTTCGCCTTTTGAGAAAGCAGCGTCTTCGAAGAGAAGCTGGCTCCCTCTGCAATCCGTCCTGCCCCGTGGTCGTCAACCACGTCATAGATCGCCTTCATCAATTCCTGCATGTAACACCTCGAAATTCTTTACGTGGCGCCCTGCAGGTGCAGAGGCGATCATTTGCTCAATGGAACGGCGGACAGGGTTGTCAGGCGGCTGTCTTCTTCGGATGGGCCTCGGCAAGAAGCCAAGAAGGTTTGAATGGCTTGCCATTCGCAGAAGCCAGGGCGGCGATTCTTTCTGCGTACCGTGTCTCCCCGGTGTATTCGGTGCGGGGCAAGCAGTCGGCGGTAAGCCACTTGTAAACGGCCCTTGGTGTCTTTCCGCATGCCAGGGCAACCACCGGAACGCCGCCGGCATCATCAATTGATTTCTTAAGCGGGCTCATGTGGCCTCCAAGCGAAATATGAACTTGCAGTACATATTATGTCGGAACTGAAAGTACATGCAAGGCCATGCGATATTGAACCTATGGTTCAAATCGAAGAGATACGCGCAGCGTTCGCCTCTCGCCTAAAAAAATCCGTTGCCGCAAAAGGCATCGATCAATGGGGCGCGGGCGCTCGACTGTCTGAAATAGCCAAAGTCACCCCGAAGGCAGCCAGCAAATGGCTGAACGGCGAGGCAATACCAGGTCCTGCCAAAATGCAGGCTATAGCCGAAGCGCTCGACGTGAAAATCGAGTGGCTACAGCATGGGGTGGGTGATGAGCCGGGCCACTCTAGCTTGCGAGTGACCAAAGACTCAGCGAGCGCGGATACGCTATCTGCCGCCGATCTAGTGCGTGACATGCTTGAGAAGCACGGAAAGGGTTTGCCTAAAGAAGTACGTCAGCGCATTGCGTCAGCGGCAAATGAGCCAGCAAGCAACGTCATAACCGTCGACTTCTCCCGCCCTGGCCAGGTCGGCGACGAGGTGTGGATTGCTCACTACGACGTGCGCGCAGCGATGGGTGGCGGGCAGATCCCGCACGAATACCCGGAAATGCTCCAGGATATCAGGGTCAGCCCCAAGCATCTGCGGGATCTCGGCCTTACGTTCAAAGAGCACTTCCACCTGAAGATGATCACCGGGTGGGGTCAGTCGATGGCGCCGACGATCAAAGACCGCGACCCGCTGCTCGTGGACATCACGATCAGGGAATTCACCGGAGACGGTATCTACCTCTTCTCCCACGACGACATGCTGTACGTGAAGCGTTTGCAGAAGAAGGGTAAGGACCAGTTCAAGATGATCTCGGACAACAAGCATCACGACCCTCAGGACATCCGGGTGGATGACACCCACATTCTGGCCCGGGTGCTGTACGTGTGGAACGGCCTGCCGGTGTGATGCCGCAGTCCGAAAAAATGAAGAGAGTGGGCGCGCGGTTTGGCGCCCCGGGATGCTCTAATATTTATTTAGCGCGCAGCGCATGGAGATACGTGTGAGCGAGGATAAGCCAGTGGCATCGCCTGACGGCAATGAGCCATTCAAAATATCATTTGACGAGGCCGTGAGCTTTTTCCAGGCGGTATGCGACGATGCGCTGTGCTCGGCTTGCGGCACGGCAGAGTGGGAAATACCAACTATAAAAGGCGATGACAACATTTGTGCCCTCAAAAAGTCAGGCTTAAGTGTCAATGGAAGATCAATTCTCAATCTTGAAATTGAATGTCTCAATTGCGGCCTGCTACGTGCGCACCGCGTTGCCAGAATAAGAGAGTGGATAGATAGTCCCAAATCTGTAGAAATCGACGATGAGTAAATTTGAAAAAGGAATTTTCAATGAAGCACATTTACCTAGGGCGCAGTTCGTCAGGGGTGACAATCGCACGAAAACGTCTAATACTGCTGCCATGAACGACATCACGCGCGAAGAACTGAGCTCAACGTTATCTGCTATTGAAGAGCGGATGGATAAGCGCATCGAAAGGATGGAGTACGATGCGGAAAAGCGCGTGCTGGACTACAAAAGTGAGCTTGCACTTCGCGATGAGCAAGTCAGGCGAGAAGTTGATCTACGCCAAGAATCCTTCCGCTTTGAGCAAGCCGCGAGAGACGCGGCGCTTTCAGAAAAATTTTCTGGCTTCCTTGCTGCTCAGGCTGAACGAGATAAGGCTTGGGAAAAAATTTCTGAAGCCAGATTCGATCGTATCGAAAAGGATGTGAGCAGTATAAAAACGGATACCAAAAAGGTCTCCGATGATGTGAATGGGATCAAGGTAACCATGGCCAAGTACCTTGGTGCTGCTGTCGTTATTGGTGCCCTTGCATCGGCAGCACTAGGCGCGGCCGCAAAGCACCTGCTCGGATAATGCACCCTCTCGAATACGCCCGGCCCAGCGCCGGGCTTCTTGTTTCTGCCCTCCTTGCTACACTTTCTGCTCCTATTCTCGGAGCCTTTCTATGCCTGCGCCCTACTCCCTCCCCGATATGATCGAGCGCATCTACGAGAACCAGCTCGCCCTGGAGGCGGCCATCATGGAGCTTTCACTGTGGGCTGAGCAACAGGACGGCGCTCACGTTGGCGATAACATCCGCGGCGCCCTGGAATCGGCCAGAACGCCGGGCACATCAAGCAGGGCCTGGCCTGGCTACGAGCAAGGGAGAAGGATTGACGCCCTGCCCATGGATGGTGGCTGTAAGCCACGAGTGGTAGAGTTCTGGCTCAATTACGGGAGGGATACCATGCGTTACCGCGCACCAGTCGCAGCAGTTGCTTTTTTAATCTCGATCTCCGCAACTGCTGGTGTATTCAAGGACGAAACAGATCGGTTCACAGGAAATAGAGCGGTGGCGTGGGATTCGCTACCTTCGCGGGCCAATGAATTCTCTTTCTCTACGGTAGCCCTATTTTTTAAAGGTTCGACGGCGCCTGGATATTACAAAGTGCAGCTAATGACTTGGAGCGACAGCGCGGAATTCCGGAACTGCCATCACACCAACTGGCTGGTCGATGGCGTGCTTGATCCTTATCTAGAATATGAGTACTCAGCAACGGGCGCTGGATCTGCAACGATTGAGCGCTTCGATAAGCAGGTGGACCGGGCAAACCTTCAGCGCCTAGCTTCGGCCAAGCTTATAGAGTTCCAAGTCTGCGGCACTGAGGGGAAGATTTCCCAAAGCGATATGGACGGCATGCGCAAGGTCGTCGACGCAACAAAGTAGAATCCGATACTTTTTTGGAAAGCCCGCACAGCGCGGGCTTTTTCATGCCCGCTAGAAAGGCGCTGGCTCCTCTTCAGGCTCAAACTCAGCCTCTCCCTTCCTTGCCACCTCGGCTTCCTGCTGCTGCCATCTGACCGTCACGCTCCCGTCATCATTGAGCGTCAACTCAAGCTCGTCCGTCTCGGCGATCAGGCTCAGCACCTCTTCCCACTCACGATCCCCATCTGTGTCAAGGCGATGAATCGTCACCCAGCGCTGCGCCTGCGCCACGGGGTGGTTGATCATCGATGAGACGCGCAATCCCAGGCGTGCCATGCCGCTCATTTCTTGCCGTGCTGCCGGTGCCGCCGGCTTCTTCGCCATGAAATCACCTCCCGATTAAATACTGTATATATGTACAGTTATAACGCGAGCATAGCGAACCGCTGGCTCAACGTAAATCCCAATTCGTCTGCCGTTTTTCCCCTCTCCACAAGTGAACCAGAAAATTATGTACTTTTGGTACTTGACTGAATGTGAACTAGTAGTTCATATTTAACCCATCGCAGCGACACACAGCCACTGCGAACCGCTCTTTAACAACCAGACGTGACCACCGCGACGTACCCAGGCCATTACCTGGGTCGGAAGAAGCTAAATCGCCGCCCATGCAGCCTCTGGATAGCTGCCGTACTCCCTCATGTGAGTACGCGAAACCACGCAAGCCAGCCAGGAAGAACACCGGACACGAAATGTGTGACCTGGCCAGAGATATGAATCGGGCGATGCGCGTGGTGGAGACAATAGATTTCACTGGCAGGCCTTCGCAAGAGGGCCTGACGGGAAATCAAAGGAGAGCACGGCAATGAGCAAAGATCAGCATAAAGAGCATCAATTATGTGCCGTCAGGCGGCTATCGCGGCACGGCGAGGCGGCTTTAAAAGCTTTAGGAGAGACGCTGTGAAGGCCGCACTTCTGCATCGACGAATGGCCCGAAAATCAGCATGACGGACCTTTTCACTGATGCCCATCCAGAGCGGTGGGCATTGGGAAAACAACCGGAGCGTGACCATGAACAAAGAAGAGATTTACGACAGCCAGATCAGCCCGCTCATGCAGCAGGTTATTGCGATCAGCAAGGGACACGGCATCGCGATGATGGCGAGCTTTTCCATTGGTCACGATGGCGAGGGGCCGAACGGCGAAGATTGCTCGAATTTTACGTGCAACACGTTGCTGCCTGATGGAGCTGGCGAGCCATACCCAGTTTTTGCACAGGCGAACGCATTGATCCGCCGCAACGGCCGGCCTGCTCCACTGATGTTCACCACAGATCATGGCGACGGCACCAAGACCATGACAGCGGTCATCTGAACAACCAGCGCCGCGTCAGCCGGTCGTTAACTGCCCGATCCTCTCATCGAGAGGTATCTGGGTTTAACAAGAAATCTCACAACGGTTCGAAAGTCCATTTCGGAATGATTTCGTCGCTTGGGCGAATGGTGAGATTAAGAACGATGTCCGTGAAAGGACCATTAGGTTTACTGAAAGGCATGCAATAGACCGGACCAAAGATGCACGGGCAAATTGTCATGTTGAAGCCTTCCCCGGAGTCAGAGAACTCATACTTCAACCGCTTTACCAATGCAGCTTCAACCGCGTCAACATCGATCGCGTCAACCATGCGCTTTGAATCGAAAAGCAGTTGGGCTGTGGCTTTAAGATTACCTTTATCGATAAAAAAACTGTACATCGCTACTTTCCTACAGGTGGTGGGTTGGATCGTATTTGACCCTAACCGACATCAAAACGCCACCAGTAGCACAATTCCCACTACGCCCCCCCCCCCCCGAATGAACCCACCTCGCCCCCCCCGGCAACCCCCGGGGGGCATGAGTGTTGACGAAAACAGGGGAACA